GAGGAGAAGGAAGTATCGCATGGGCAGATGATGGGGAGCTACCTCTCCTTTCCCCTCCTTTGCCTTCACTCTTACCTTGCGGCGCGTTGGGCGCTTCGCGGGGAAGAAGGCAATGTCCTCGTAAACGGAGATGACACGCTTGTATCGTCATCCCGCTTTCTCGAAGCTTCAGATTACCCCAGCGGGTACTTGTTAAATGATCTGAAGACTATTCGATCCGGAACCGTAGCTGAAATCAATTCGACCGGGTTCCTAAGAGGAAGAGGGGGTAAGTGGCGTGAGATTCGCAACTTACGGAGAGGTGGTTTTCTGACCGATTATGCTGGAATGCAGCACGCCGCTAAGGCGGTCTCCAGCAGCGTTGCCTGGACTGATGCCTTCATCAGGTCCAGGATCGGAAAGAAATGGGGATTTCTTCCCTCCCAGCTTCGGCTAAATCCGAAGTCCTACGTAGCTTTCGAGCGAGGTAGGTCAATGTGGAACAGGAACTACACCTGTCTACCGGAGGCACCCAACGTGCTTTCCACATTGCTTCGAGGCGTCCGTAGACGTCTTGATCCCGATGAGCAAGTAGCTCTGTTCCTGCACCAGTGGGCTACAGGTCGGGAGGGAGGGAAGAAGAGAGACGTATTTAACCCGTCGGTGGGTTCGGTACGTCGGACCTACGCGTACAGGGCTAAGAAGCCCTGGTCCCGGCTGACTTTCCTTGGAAAGCTGGCGGCTCTTAAAGTGGAGCCGGCGCGTAGGGAGGAGGAGCTGCGTTTTCTACCTGTAGATTACGTCAGCTTGAGAGAAGATATCGTCTTGAAGGAGCTTGCCGCCTATGGCTCCTCAGTGTTTGAAGACGATTAACTTGGGAAGTGGTCCCTTGGCCAGAAATGGTGCGCTTGCGCACCGGTGGGGGTGATAAAGAGAGTGAGGTGGGACCACGCTGAAATGCGTAGGCTCGATCCCCGATAGAAAAGCAGAGCGGAAACTCTCTGCCCAGTAGGAGATCAGCATCCTTTTCCGTACTAACCCGTTCAGCATGACAATGTTGGCACGCTCCTTGCGTTTCAGGAGGCGGTTTGGGATTGGATGAGCATACGTTTGAGTAAGCCCCCCTCTCTTTGTCACCAGGGTTTCTGGTTGGCGCAGTCTCGTAGTGGTTAGCGACCACTGGCT